TCCATTTTTTGCCTTCTTTCTTTTGAGCGATCCCTGTTGTTGGAATTTCAAAATCTTGGAATTCACCTTTGTGTGGCACAAATTTTGGAAATCCAAATCCGACAATTTCCTTGCCTTCACCGTAATTGCGAACTTTGAGCATAACCATGCCGCCGTTGCGCTGATCGCCTGTGCCGGATGTATTGCCTTCAATTGTCAGCACTTGATGATTCGCAAGAAGCTTCACGACAATGCCAATGTGCGAGATACGATCCACGCCGTCATGTGGGAAATCCATGAATGCTAAGCGACCGACCTGTGGCAGGTTTGACCAACGGCTGATCTCTTTAAATTTATGAGCTCCGACAGCTGTTGAAACAACCGAGTGCATTTTGATTCCAGCTTGAGCAGCACACCAATTGACAAAAGATCCGCACCACGGCTGGCCGTCAAAGCCTGTAAATTTGCCGTACTTAGTAAGATTGTTGCCTTCTTCAATCGTGCCTAATTCAACCGCCGCAATTTCAATAAAGCGTTGGATTGTGCCTTCTGGATAGTTACTCATGGCGCGACAGGCAAATCAATCTTCCGTGGATCAACATTGCTTGCCGGTAGGTCGCGCAATGCTTGGCGATAGATAGCCCATGCAGCTTGATCAATAGGCGCATCAGCAACCTGTGTCCAGTCTGTACGCGCTAACTCACCATCACGCCAATAACGCAGACGAGCGAGATAAGTCTCATCTGAAACAAAATCATCATTGCCCATGTTAGAAATAAACTTTGTCATTATGCCACCTCGTAACAAATCATGCCTGAGCCTTTGTAACCATTTGCACCAGGATAAGTATTATCGTAATTTCTGTATGCCATTGCAGTTCCAGAAGAGTCTGGAATTTCAATTTGTAACATTTTACCTGTTACATCGTATTCTCGACCGACACCAATTTGACCACCAGTATGACCAGAAATTGCTGTAAAAGGCAAAGTTAATTTAACTGATTGCGCACCTGTCCCATTAGTCGTAATTGACCAAGATGAGAATACAACGCATAACTTACCTATTCTTATCCAGTAACCAGTTGCTGATGCCGTGGTAATGGTTCCAGATCCTGCTGTAACTGTTGGGGTGTAACTTGTCCAACCGGTAGCGTTCCATCTGTTGCCAGTTGCTTCGCTTGCTAAAGCTTGTAAAAAACCATAATCCGCACCAATTGCAAGTCGGGCGTTTGTTGTTGAATAAGTGTAAAGATCGCCTTTTGTTGTTAATGGCGATGATGATGCTGGTGTTGCCCAAGCAAGGCCGGTTGCTGCTGTTGAATCAGCTGTCAGCACTTGACCATTTGTACCAACAGCCAATCGCGCCGGTGTATCAGCTGCAGTTGCTGCGATCAAATCGCCTTTTGCATCGACAATTGCATTTTGGATCGCGTTAGCATCATCGGTTGTCACCCAAGAATAATCGAGATCGGTATTTGAAGCCTTAGCCAATACCTGTCCAGTTGTGCCACCTTTAAGATCAACAAATTGTGTGTCTACGGATGTGCCGAGAGCGGCAATCGCCGTTGCACCATCCTTGACCAAATCCGTCGATTGTGGGATTGGAAAACTAAAGTTTGTTGTTGTCGTTGCCATTTATGCCACCGATCCTGTTGCTTTTTCCCATGTAAGAGTAGGGCTGAGTGTATTCCAATACTCACTAGCCGACACTTGATTCCATCGGAGTGTCACTTGTGAGAATTCGATTGGTGATGCGTTGATGACCACCGAGAGGGCATTGTAAGAAGCTCGAAAAGTCCAGCCCTCGACATAGCCTTGAAATACCGAATCCACGATGTTTGCCGGTAGATTTTCAATCTGCAAAGGCAAGCCCATGAAAATGGTGAGCAGCGCATCACGATCGCTGTCGTCGATTTCCGGCGATCCCAATGGGAATTCAATTGAATCAAAAAATGCTTGCGGATAAGCCTTTAGCTGTAAGCGGCGATCGGCTACCAATCCGGCCTGTGTTGCATCATGAAGATTGGTGTCAAAGATTTCCGCAAATTTGCCGTATTCTGAGATAGAAGCTAGATCACTTCGATTGAGTGTTGAGCTGTTGCCATAATTCAAAGTGATGAAATTGCGCACATCGCCCGAGCGTGTGACCGAGCGCAAGCCCACGCCAATGGCTTGATTTGCCGAGATTGTTGTGTATCCGTTAGCTGCAAGGTAATTCTGTCTATGGACAGCATCGGCATAACCAATCCGACCGGATGAATCCTCGTATAAATAACCAAGTCCGGATTCTGCAATTTGTGAAGCTATCGTATAGCTTGAAACAGGATCGGCAGATCGAGCAATCATTTCGTATTGCCCAGGCGTATCAATCTCACCTAGTCCAACATTTTCAGCATTTGCCCATGTTGTCGTTGGATAATAATTTGCCCAAGTCAAAGCCGGTGCAACTTCATTCCAGTTATTTAAAAGGAGATCAGATAAAATGTTGTAAATCTGTGTGCCGTCGTAAGCTTTGGCGAGTGCGTCTTCCCAGTTAGCCCGGGCAAGCTTTGATAATGCGCCAAGAGCTGTGATGCGAGCTGTGGTGACATAGCCAATAGATCCGGATGATTGCACCGAAATTTCAAGGTCTGAGATAAAGCCGCCATACAAATTGACATAAGTGCCGGCAGAATTCTTAATCGAAATCAAAATGTCTGCACCGACGGTAAATGGATAGTTTTCATTGTCAAAGTTGATGAGCTCTACATAACCGTATCCGGCCACAGGTTGTTCATAGATTGATGTGCGCCCTGAAGTGATGTTGAGATTTGCCATCGTGGATGAGCTGTAATCAATTTCGTCAATCAGGATTTTCCATTCAGGCTGCCACAAGGTCACGATGCAAACGCTCCTGCGCCCAATGTGCCACGATAGCTTGAATTGTTCAAAATGTTGATAATGGTGCGCGCTGTACCTTCTGGATCGATTGCTCCATTGACGGTGATGTTATAGGTCGATCCACCACCACTACCGCCTAAGCGATGATTTGGGATGATTGTGCCGCTGCTTGATGGCGTAAAAAGCTCAGGGCCGCGCTCGCCCACCATGTAAGTCGTGCCACCGGATACAGGCCCACCGGCAGCTTTACCGCCGCCGAAAATGTTATCAATGATGTTGCCAAGCCCTGAAACCAAAGGATTGTTTTTTACCAAATTGATGAAGGCTTGGACCTTATCAATGACATCATCAAAGAATCCAACAAGCTTTGAAACAGCTGTAATGACAGCTCCAATTGCTGTGCCCACGACTTCAAATGCAACCTTGAGAACTGTGCCTATTGCTGGCCCTAGTGTGTCTCTGGCAAATGTGGCAAGGCTCTTGAATAGTGTGAACAACGGTTGCAGATCTGCTTCATTGTCTGAGATGGCTTTGCTGACTATGCCGAAAGCTGTTGAGATCCCTTTGATTGCTGGCCCAAAGATGCTGGCAAAAAATGGCACAAGATAATCAGCAAGAAAGCCATAAAAAGCTTTAAACGCTGGAATGACAAAATCGACTAGAACTCCCTTGATAGCATTCATTGGATCTTTAAGATCCTTGCCAAGAGATTCTGACATCTTTGAAAGTGCTGGAATTACATTGTCCACAAAGCCTGATACAAGCGGCGTGATAGCATCAAGGATAAATGATCCGACCGTCTCTTTACCTTCGTTGAAAGCTTCTGAGAGTCTGGTCATCTTGCCTTGAAATGTGTCTGCCTTAGCCGATGCCTGATTTTCAAAAGTGTCTGCTAACTTCTTTGTGATCTCGTCCATAGAAAGCGTTTTAAGCTGTGCGGCAGATAATCCCACACCAAGCTTTGCCAAAGAGGCTGTATTGCCTTCCTGTGCCTTAGCAAGGGCATTTGTGACAGCCTCAAGCGATTTACCACTACCGGCTGAAATGTCGAGAGCTAATGTCTGAAGCTTTGTTGCCTTGTCCACATCTCCGGTGGCGCGAGCAAGCCTCTCCAAAGATGGTCTCAAATCTGTATCGGTGACGCCAAAAGCAAGCTGAGTTTTTGTTATGTATTGCTCGGTAGCTTTGACTTGAGCGTCTGTTGCTCCGGTAACATTTTGTAATGTGAGCTGTAACTTCTTCTGTGCAGCTTCATCGGCAATGGCAGACTTAACGCCATCAATTGCCAGTTTGCCAGCGTAGGCCACAGCTGCGACGGATGCAGCTGCAAAAGCGGCAGCGGCTACCTTTCCAAATTTGCCAATGCGATCTGAAAATCCCTCAACCTCATTTTGTGCGCCTTTGACGCCTTTTTTTAATTCATCAAAATCGGCATCAAAGGTTATCTTTACTTTTGGAATTCCGGCCATTAGTCCAACCTCAAATCTTCAATAACACCTTGAATCATTGAGATGTATTCCTTCGCAACAATTGGTGTGTAGTAATCAACCGCCGGAGC